GAGTCAGCTATTGCCGCGGAACTTAAAACATATTTGCAGTTAACGGTTGTTGAAACTACCCTGTTGGCTAATCAAGTTATTTTGACTAAACCAGCGCGTTGGAGAAAAACCGTTTCATTAAAATCAAACGGCAAACCTATTTTAATGCGATCACAAGATTATGTGGCGCAATATCAATCTGAATCTACTCCAGCAATTCCGCTTTATTACGCAGAATACGACTATAATAATTGGGCAATTGCGCCAGCTCCTGTTGCAGCAACGCCAGTGGAAATTATTTATTACAGCGAAATTCAACCGTTGGATACAACTAACCAGCAAAACCTTTTTACTAGAGAAGCCCCACAAGCAATGTTATTTGGTGCATTACTCCAAGCACAGGGATATTTAAAAGCTCTTGACAAGCTACCTGTGTGGAAATCTTACTATACAGACGCACTAGCTTCTTTAAAGAAAGAGGACAATGCTCGACGTATAGACCGAAACACCAGCATCCAAGAGCCCTAATATATGACAACATTTACTTCCCCTTTCACTGGTACGGTCGTACAACCCACGGACGTCAGCTACTATGCTCTCAACTTTAGCTCCAACACTCAGCTCTACTGGCCTGCTGTGGTTAATGGCCAGCAAGTTCCTGCAGCCCGTATTATGGATTGTGTTGCTAGTACTAGCGGTCTTGTTATCATACTACCTGATGCTACTCAAGGAGCGGTTGGATCAGACATCCTTTTCCGCAATTTGGGCGCGTTCCCGTTTACTATTACGGACGCTGCTGGTAACGAGTCTATCACTGTTGCCGTGGGTGCTGCTAAGTATCTTTATCTTACTAACAACACTTCTTTAGGTGGTACTTGGTCTAATATCGCTTTTGGAGTTGGTACATCTTATGCTGATGCTGTAACCTTGCAAGGTGCTGGGTTAACAACCGTATCGGGTCAATTAGCAACCACCCAAAACGTTGCAGACATTACAGCAACCCCAACACTAAACGATCTTAGCCGCGCAACTACATTTAACTGGAATGCTGGTAATGGTGTAATCAACTTACCTGTTCCAAGTACGCTTTCCACTGGTTGGTATATCGGCTTTAGAAACAATGGTGGTGGTGCATTATCAATCACTCCAGTTTCTCCAGCGTTAATTAACGGACAAGCAACAATCACCGCCAACCCTGGTGATTCTGGCTATGTGATTTATGATAGCAACACAGCTAACTTTATCACTGTTGGCTATACAGCACCGTCTAATGTCACATTTACATCGGCAACTTATGACGTCGATAGCATACCTGGATCAACATTAAACTTGGTGTCTTTTGCACCAATCATCCAAACTTACATTGCGCAGTCTGGTTCACGTTCAACCACTCTGACAGTTACCCTACCAGCTATTACCCAGCTTTATGTTTTGGTAAACAATACTAACCAAACTGGCTACAACATTAATTTTGTGGTTTCTGGTAGTTCACAGCCCCCACTGGTTTTAGCAGCTGGCGGTGTTGTTACTGTATTGACAGACGGTATTAACCTTTATGCATTAACTCAAAGCTCAACTGGTATTTTCTATGCAGCTAATGGTACTGCAGTATTGCCATCGTTTTCATTTAACAATGATACCCATACTGGCATGTACCTAGCTGGTACTAGCGTATTAGGTTTATCTGCTAATAGCACTGAAATTATCAACATTGATAATTCTAATATATTGCAGCCATTAACCACGGTAAACGCAACACTAAGAGCGCAATTAATTGACGGCGGAACGTTTTAAATGGCCGCTGATAATCAGCAACAAGACACCTCGCAATATACTTCAATCTACAGCCTATCAATTCCGGCTGGGATAAAACGCGACGGTACTGTATTTCAAAACGACCAATACACCGATGGTGTGTGGTGCCGTTTCCAACGTGGTGATCCCAAAAAGATTGGCGGGTATAAAACCATTTTCACAGCCTTTAACGGCATTTACCGTGGAATGATTGCCATTCCTTACAATGGTGTTAACTATGTTTTTGCTGGTACTGCACAGACCCTAGATGTTTTTACAACTGGTACGACTTTTAGCGCTGGCAGTGGTCCATTTACTGTTAATTTTTTACCTGGTTCTGTATTTGCTAATGTAACATCAAATACAACAACCCAAGTAATTGTTCCAGGTGATGCTACTACCACCTTTGCACCAACCAAGACTTTTATCATCAGCCAAACTGGCACACCGACAGTCTATACCATTAGCACATCGGTTCATACCACAAGTCCAAATCAAACCACCATTACTTTTACCCCTGCAGCGCCAGTGGGTACCATTAGCAAGATTTGGGCAAATGACAGCATTTTTACGCCTGATCCAGTAAATGGCCCTTATCGTAATGATTGGCAGTTTGATGCCCAGTTTAGCCCACAGGGCGGCGCACTGTCTTGTTTTGCGCACCCAGGATTGAACTTGGTCAATATTGACAATGGTGTGCCTACTCAAGTGTTGGTTGGTAACATCACCCCAGATGCCAATAACGCCTACTATTTTACAGGCCTTTCTGACAGTCAAGGGCAAAACCCTACCTACAAACCAATTAGCGTTGATGGTGGTGTATGCATACTGTACCCATTTATCTTTGTGTATGGCTCACATGGTTTCATTGCAAATAATAACGTTGACCAAAGCTACCCCAATCAAAACTTTTATGATTGGAACGGTCCTTTAGCAAACCAAGTAAACGTATCATCTTCCAAGATTGTCAAGGGTATTTCATTTAGGGGTGGTACCAACGCGCCATCTGGTTTATTTTGGGCAACGGATTCTTTGATTCGTGTTTCTTTTAATTCCCAAGCAACCCAGTTTTATTGGAACTACGATATTGTTTCAAGCCAAATCTCTATCATGTCATCTAATGCAGTTGTAGAGATGGATGGTATTGCGTATTGGATGGGTGTTGACCGTTTCTATGTATACAACGGTAACGTCCAAGTATTGCCAAACGATAAGAACGTAAACTGGTTATTTAATAACATCAACTACGAACAACGACAAAAAGTTTGGGCAACTAAAATCCCAAGATACAACGAGATTTGGTTCTTTTATCCACGTGGCACAGCAACCGAGTGTACTGATGCGATTATCTATAATGTTAAAGATAAACTTTGGTATGATGCTGGTCAAGCAGTAGGTGCTCGCCGTTCTTGTGGTTATACCACCGAGTTATTTCCAACACCTATTTGGGCAAGTTGGGAATATGATCCGATGTATAATCAACCACATTATGTCATCAATCACCCCGCCAGTTTGCCAGCCCCCACATCAAAACAGTTTTATGTTGCTGGTGACTTAACACCTTTGTTTAGTCCTGGTGATTATGTATCATTTTCGACTAACCCACAAGACGCTGTTTACCGGATTACTGCTAGTCAAAATATTTTTAATACCACGATTGGCACACCGGGTGTTACATTAATTACCCTTAATACAGTTATTACCCCTAGTGTTGTTGCCGGTACTACGGTGTATAGTGTTACTGGCGGTTACTCAATTTGGCAACATGAGTTTGGTTTAAATATGGTAACACTGGGTACTGAAGAGGCTGTATATTCTAGCATTACAACCAGTGACATTAGTTGGCTAACAGGTAGTCCTTCTGGTGATAATTTGGTGGGCGTAAACCGCCGTATGCATCTACGCCGAATTGAGCCAAACTTTATTCAATCTGGCACTATGGCATTGACCATTTTGGGTCGTAAGTTTGCTGGCGGTCAAAATGAAGAAAACTCCGGACCTTTCTATTTCACCCAAGAAACTGGTAAAATAGACCTGCGTGTTGAGCATCGTTTAATTCGCTTAAAGTTTGAGTCTAATGAGATTGACGGCAATTTTGAAATGGGCCGCAATTTGATAACGGCCGAATTTGGCGATGAACGTCCGTAAGTTATTAATTTTAAAGGATATTTTTTAGTGTCTTTTCAGCAGTTTTTTCCATGCCTTCCAGACTATATGAGCTGGGAGGACTGGAATGGCAACTTGGCTATTTACTACGGTCAAAAAAATATTGAATTTTCTTCCGAGGAAAATTGGAAAGATGCAGCATTTAACCTGCTTAATTCAGAAGCATTTGCTGTATACCCCATTCCAGATCCAAGTACTTATGCTACTTGGCAAGATTGGGCTAGAGAATTTACAGAAATAATTAATGGTCCAAGTCGTTGATTTAGGGCGAAAAAGTGCTAATCTTTGCATTAGTATATACAGAATATATTAAACTATGGCCGCTTTAGACGCATTAAATACTCAAACAAATGCTACTGCAACCAGCGGTGGTGCAAACGCGTCTGTAGATCCAAACGCGGCGGCACTTACTCAGTTATACCAACAGTATTTAGGTCGCGCTCCAGATCCAAGTGGTTTGGCTTTTTGGGAAAACGCTGCTAAATCTGGTCAATCAATGGATCAGATTAAATCTGCCTTTGCTGCATCACCAGAATATCAAACTGTCTCTCAAATAGGCGATTTATATAACACGTATTATGGTTCTCAACCAACTACTGATGTAATAGGTTCTGCACAAAAAGAGCTATCTTCTGGCAAAACAATTGACCAAATTCGTGCAGAGTACGCAGCAGATCCAAAAGCAGCATCTAATATTCAAAAACTGTTGACAACGGATTATCAGACTTCTTTAGGTCGTGCCCCAGATCAACCTGGATTACAATATTGGCAGCAACAAGTTACATCTGGTGCGTTAACACCGCAACAAGCAGCGCAAGCAATTGCCACTTCCCAAGAAGGCACTACATATTCTCAGGATCCAATTGTTCAAGATTACCAAAAGTATCTTGGTCGCGCACCTGATGTTCAAGGTTTGCAGTACTGGAAATCGCAATTAGTCGCTGGTCAGACACCAGAAGAGATAGCTAAAGATATTGCGTTATCACAAGAAGGTATTAAAACCGCATCATCTGATTTAACCGGTTTGATGACAGCGCAATTAGGCAAAGACTTTGTTAGCAAATTAACACCCGATCAAATTAACCAATACGCCACTACGTTTGCAGATCCTAATGCAAGTAATAAGTCTACACTATCGTTTAACCAGTTTGACCCAGTATACTACGCACAAAATAATCCGGACGTTTTAAGTAATTACAACAATGCTGGTTGGCTCACCTATACAGATGCAAATGGTAATCTGTTGTCGTTTGATCAGGCAATGGCGTTAGATTCAAATAAACAAAGGCTGTGGGATCATTACATTACTAATGGCATTGCCGAAGGACGCGTTGGAGCGGCGCCCACAACAGCCACTCAAGATGAAAAACTGCTGTCTATATATTCTCAAATTGCTCAAGACCCAACATTAGGTCCTCAGCTACAAGCAAGCAATCCTAAATTATATGCAGCTGCAGCACCGCTACAGAATATAACAGGGGCATATAATGGTGGTGTGTCAGGAACACACGGAACATTAAACGTAAATGGCGTTGATGTTCCTATTTTAAGCGCAACAGTTGCCGATGCAATGATGGGTTCCTCCCAAAGCAAAAGCAGTTTTAGTGCAACAGATATTGGCTGGGCTGGTGGCGGAACAAGTGGCAATATTTCAAAAGGTGCCGATGCTTTGGGCATTACCGTAAATATTGATCCCGACAGTGGCTTACCAGTTAATGGATATACCGGCGATATGAATACTATTGCCAAATCACTAAACATTGACCCAAGTCAGTTTCAAGACAAGCAGATTGATCAATTTGATGCTAGTGGCAAACCGGTTTATAAAACTGATGAAGATGGCAATCAAATACTGGATGCTAGTGGCAAACCAATACAAGCCACTACAACATTAAGTGCCCAAGATCAGTTATATAAAGCAATTAATGACGCGTCACAAAACATATATTCGTTCACTGGCGCCAACTTAAACCAAGATCTTTACAATCAAGGTACTGGTGCTGGACAAACATTCCAGACCACAATGTATCAGAGGATTGGAGATAAATTAATTCCAATTAGCGATCCACAGGCGCACAGCGGTATTGTAACTGAGTCTGATTTAGGTAGTAGTGATGACGGTTTTGGTGGCGCAATTAGCATGCTGGTTGGCGTGGCTGCAATGGTTGTCGCTCCAGAATTGGCTCCTCTTATTGCAGAAGCCATACCTGCTCTTGAAGGCGCCGGAGCCATTATAGCGGCCGGAGCAATTACTGGAGCTGGCGTAGGCGCAGCAAATGCTGCAATTGGTGGTAAAAGTATAGGGAATGCTGCTTTAACTGGTGGAACAATTGGTGGTGTAAGTGCTGGTATATCGCAAGGTTTGGACTCTGTGTTCCCGCCGTCCGTTGCAGCCGATGGAACAAAAACAGCCAATTCTTTTTTAAACAACATTAGTGAAATGACAGGTGGTACGTTAACACCCTCTGGTGTTCAATCTGTAATTTCACAAACATTAGCTCGCACATTGGCAACAGCCGCAACCGGCGCCAATGGTGATCAAATTTTAAACAGTTTTAACACTGCGTTGGTATCCTCAGGTTTAAGCACGGCCGCAGCAAACCAAATTGTAAGTCAACTTGAAGATTCTGGGTTTGACAAAGACAGTGTTGCAAAATTATCTAGGGCAGTACAGATTGCTTCTAATACCGGAATTACAGGCGCTTTAAGTGGTAAGAGCAACGATCAGATTTTACAATCTATTATTACAAGTGTTGTATCTGGTGGCCCTAGTATTGCAAATGCTAAAGATACATCGGTAACACAAACCGATACTAGCGGGCGCGATCAAGGCACAACAGGCTTAACAACAGGCGCTGTAGATACAAAACTGCAAGAAGGTTTGACAACCACTACAGGTGATACAACTAAAACTGCAGATACAACCACTACAGGCGGGACAACTACCGCAGGCGGGACAACTACCGCAGGCGGGACAACTACTGCAGGCGGTACTGTTGCAGGCGGAACACCTACAACTGGAGATGCTTCTACTGGCGGCACAAAAGGAGGCAGCGGAACTTCGGGTGGTAGTATCCCAAAAATGACAAATGAGCAGTTGATTTCTAGAGGAATAGACCCGACAACAATTCCACCAGCTGGTACTTTACAGCCACAAACAGCTAGAGTGCTTGATTCTGGTAGCGGTGCAGAGTATAAAGATCCAGAAACTGGAAAGCAACTATTTCAATCAACTTATGTTTTGCAATTACCAGACGGTTCAATTATAAAAACACCGTCAAGTATTTCATCTTTTGGTAACGCATTTAATGCTGGCGATGTAATTCCATTTGATTTAGCATCTTCGTCAAATGCCCCTGTTGGCGCAATTGCAACTGGTACTTTGTCTCCTTCAGGAACAGAAGGTGTGGTTTATGTGGATACTTCAAGCAGCACAACAGGTGGTGGTACAACAGGCGGTGGTGGCGGTACTTTTCAAACTGGTACCGGAACCCCTGGCGGTAGTACAACAGGTGGCACAACCGCCACAACACCTGATCAAGCAAAAGTAATAGAACAAGCTAAAGTAGAGGTTGAAAAAGCTGCTGGTAACGAAAATGCCGAAATTGTTATTGCTGTTTCGTTAGTTAATAATTTAATTGACGCGAAAAAATCTCCGACTGATGCATTAAAAACTGCATCAACTTTAACTGGTTTAAGTCAGTCCGCAATTGTTGCCGCTTTAACAAAAACTGGTACAGGCACAGGAACTGGTACAGGCACTGGTACAGGCACAGGAACTGGTACAGGAACTGGTACAGGCACAGGAACTGGTACAGGAACTGGTACAGGCACAGGAACTGGTACAGGCACAGGAACTGGTACAGGCACAGGAACTGGTACAGGCACTGGTACAGGCACTGGTACAGGCACTGGTACAGGCACTGGTACAGGCACTGGTACAGGCACTGGTACAGGCACTGGTACAGGCACTGGTACAGGCACTGCAACTGCGGCTTTACTTGCAGCAAACCCATTTAGGTATGGTGGGGCCCAAGACCAACAAGGTATTTATAACTTAACACCAGGCCTTACACAGGCAGACGAAAATTATGAACTAGCTGGAACAGTGCATCTAGCTACAGGAGGAGCAGTGGCAACAACACAAAACGACCCATTTGGATTAAATCAATATACTGGACAATCTGGTGGTGTATATGATGCGACTTCACCTTTTATTGGTTCGTCCATGACAATGCCAAAATTAACTGTCGGCACAACCAAAAAGAATGTTAATTATGCGTTGCCAGGATATCCTATACAGAAAGCAGATGGTGGTATAATTAATCACCAACCACAGTTCTTTAGTGAAGGTGGTTTGGGTACATTGGAAAATCGTTATGTTAAAGGCGATGGTGATGGCACAAGCGATGAGGTGCCAGCTATGCTTGCGAATGGCGAGTTTGTCATACCGGCCGATGTCGTATCAAAATTAGGTAACGGCAGCAATGATGCCGGTGCTAATGTACTAGATAATTTTTTGGCAGTTATTCGAGCGCATGTTCAAAAACATGATCCTAAAAAACTACCCCCTGATTCAAAGGGACCACTTGCATATTTACTTGAAGCTAAAAAGAAAGCATAATCATGGCCGGACTATCTGATTTTATAACCAACACAGCAAATCAATCCACTACCATGCCAGCGTGGTATGATGCCGCGCAACAAAATATTGTTAGTCGAGCTGGCACTGCTGCAGGCCAAATGCCTTCTTTGCAAAACACAGTAGCTGGTCAAGCAATTAGTAATCTTAGCAACCCAAATACAAACCCATTTACCCAAGCTCAGGGTACACTAGGTCAAATTGCTACTGGTGCAGCTAATCCGTGGATTACTAATGCAGCAACCGGTCAAGTATCTCCGAATACCGGTACAGCTTTAGGTGGTTTGTTTCAAGCCCAAAACCAACAACTCCAACAATTGATGCCAAACGTTACAGCACAGCCAAACGCTAGTGCAATTGGTGCAGGTCAATTTGGTAGTTTACGCGGCCAAACAGCTGAAGATAAAGCAATGGCCGACGCACAATCTCAATTGTTTGCTCAGCAAATGCAAGCAGCATTACAAAACCAACAAACTGGCGTTCAAGCTTCAACAGGTTTAGGTCAAGTTGGTACAGCTGGAACAACGGCAGAACTTGGTTTAGGTCAAGCACAACAGTCTGATCCATTTACAGCAGCGGCTAACTATGGTAAAATTGTTGGTGGCATTCAAGCTCCAACAACAGTATCTAACCGCACACAATTGTCTCCATTAAACACCATCGGTAGTTTAGCTTCTGCTGGCAGCGGAGTATTGAACTCGCTGTTTGGAACAAGTCCTACCTCTGGCGGTTTGATTAGTAATGCTGGAATTCTGAATTGGCTAAAAGGGTTGGGTAGTGGTGACACCACAGCCGCAAATCAAACTATGTCAAATGTTAATATGGGAATAACTAATCCTGCAGAGGGAGCAACAACTTCAGGCGGTCCGTTACCAGGGCAAACAGTCGACGACTATGGCAATCCTTTGCCACAATAAGGAAATAATATGATAAATCCAGAAAACATGCCACAGGGTGGTTTGAGCCAAGCAACCACTGAAGAAACTCCTAGTGCAGGCTACCAAGTTAAAGTTGGGCCAAGGGGGCAATTAACGCCCGCTGGAAATATTACTTTAGACCCAACTCAAAATTCTGAATTACTTGCTCAAATGCAAGAAATGGTTAATCGTCGTCAAGGTCCAATGAATACTTTTCTTGAGGGACTAAAAGACGCAACGGCATGGGGTGCAGGTGGTGCACAAGGGCCGACAGAAGCATTGGCTGTTCGTGGCGCACAACGTCAAAAAGAAGAAGACCAAGTGTTTAATATGAAGGCGCAAATGGCTGCATTGCAAGCTGCTAACGCACAACAAGAAAACTTCAATAAACAACGTCAAGCGGAACTTTATGGTGGTGCTACAGGCGCTGGTGCCGGTGGGGCGGAACTTGGCACAATGGCTAGTTTAAATCCATTGGCTAGAAGCGCATTGGCAGAAGCTCGCACTCCTGAAGAATACAATAAATTAAAAGCCCGTTTTGCTGAATTACAAATGAACCCAGAGTTACTAAAACCATCTAAATATGTTGATGTAAACGGTAACATTCAAGAAGCTCCTTTGTATAAAGCCTCACGTGAATCTATTGCTGGTTTAACCCCATCTGTGAGTAACGTTCCGGTAAGTGTTCGTAATAATAATCCTGGTAACTTAGTAAACCCTAGAACAGGACAGTTTGAAGTATTTAAAACTCCTGAAGAAGGTGACAAAGCATTAGAAGCAGATCTTCAGAAAAAACTCAGTGGTCAAAGTGAAGCATATAAAGCCAAGTTTGGTGAAGCCCCTTTAACACCAGCTCGTTTAGCTGAAACATGGTCTCCTGCTGCGGCAAAAGGAAACACGCCAGAATCTACATTAAATTATAGCAAACTCATTGCTAAAACATTAGGTATTGCTCCTGATCAGCCTATTCCTAAAACTCCGGAATCTATGGCTAAGATGAAATCTGCCATAAAACAATTTGAAGCTGGTGATTATATGGAGAAGACAGCACAAGCAATTGTTCCACCTAAACGCATATCAATGTCCGAAGCTGAAGCTAATGCCGATTTTAGAAAGAAAATAGCTGAAGGTAGCGCGGAAAACGTTAAGAAAGAAGAAGATACTTTCTTAAAAGAATCTTATATGCCGCGTGTGCAAGAGCAAAAAACCCTTGCAAAACGTTTGGGCACTTTACTTGGCGATCTTAGCGATAAAGACAATAAGGTTGTTGGTTTATTAAACACTCCAGGTATGGGTTCTGCAATTAGTAAATTGCTTGTTGATGGAGTTAGCACACCAGTTGGTTCTGTTGGCATTAAAGCTTTGGAAGAAGCATATCAAGCCGCTTTACCTGGCGTTAAAACAGAACAGATTGAAAAGCGTAGGGAGATTGCACAAATTCTTGCTCAGTATTCTTTGATTGCTTCTCAAGCTGCTCAAGGTCAAGGTTCTATGTCTGATTACGAACGCAGTATGTTCCAAAAGATTGCAGGCTCTACATCTGATAGCGTTGGGTTACTTAAAAAAGTACAAGAAACAATGGCGGCACGTGCAGAGTTTAACGAAACTGCAAGAACTGCATACAACAGACAACAACAGCCCGGTAGACCTTCTGATTATGCAACGTTTGTTTCCAAATCACCAGAATACGAAGGTGCGTTACGTCGTTATTCTGACCGTTTAGACAAACTGGCAGAAGGTCCTGGAACAGGAGCAAGACCAGGAGAGCCAATATCTAAAGCACCAACAACAGGAACTACCGCTGGTGGTGTCAAATGGAAGGTTGTACAATGATATTAGAAATTGAAGGTAAGCGTGTTGAGGTGGATGATAGTTTTGGTAAATTAAGCCCAGAACAGCAAACTGCCCAAGTTAACGAAATTGCTAAATCATTTGCCCCAGCCCAAAAAGCTGCCGCTACAGAAGCTAATCAAGTTAATCCACTGTTGCCAACCATTGGTGGAGCACTAGCTGCCGAAGCACTAGGGCCTTCAATCAATAAATCTTCTCAAGCTTTTATGGAAACACAAAAGTTAATTAAGAGTGGTTGGAACCCAAAAGATGCTGCTGATTTTGTACGTGGCAAATTTGGTGCTGTAGAAAATTGGACTCGTCAAATGCATGGTGGTGAGTTTTTTGGGGGTCGCGATATGCCTCAAGCAAATCGTATGGCTATGCAAACTAAATATCCTCTTGGTATTCCTCCAAATTCTACAGTAGGCGTTCCACTAACAGCACCTGAAATTGTACCTAAAGGTCCCACACCTGGCGCAATTCCACAAAGTTTTGAAGCTGCTAGTAAAGCAGCTCCTATTAGTCGTGCTGCTGCCTCGCCAACGTTGCAATCATTAAAGGCCGCTGGCGCTGCTGGTTTAGGTGGTGTGGTGCCTGCTGTTATTGGTCGTGGTTTGGCTGGAGCTGGAGCTGGTTTTCAAGGTGCTGATGCTTACAACCGTTTACAACAGGGCGATGTTGCTGGTGGGGTAATTAGTGGTTTAGGTGCTATTGGTTCTGCAGCATCAATGATCCCACATCCAGTCACACGTGTTGGTGGTACTGTAGTTGGTAT